CCTGGGAATGTTAATTCCCCGAACTTTGATCAAAACCTCGTCAATGGGGCTATTACTAAGGCCCTTGATAAGCTTTCTTCTCAGAAAGCCGACATGGGTACTAATATAGCCGAGGGACATCAAGCTATTCGCATGGTTTGCGAGCCTAGTATGGCTGTTTGGAAGGCAATTAAAGCCTTCAAACACGGGAACTTCGCACAAGTTATGCGAGAACTCGGCCTTACTAAGCGCAACCTTTTGTTAGGACGATTTGCAGCCGATAATTGGTTAGCATACCAATTCGGCTGGAAACCTCTGCTGAACGATATCTATGATTCGTTCCAGAAATTCCATGAGGTCGTTACCAATAAAGACTTAATTGTCTCTGGTAACGGCACCATGTCCACGACTAAGAACGGCGTGAAAATTATGGGTGCTTCTGCCAACCCTTGGGTTGTCAAAGCAAAATCCAAATGTCGCGTCGATGCTTATATTCGTGTACCTGAATTGCGTCAAGCAAATCAGTGGAATCTCGTCAACCCTCTCGAGGTGGCCTGGGAAACAATGCCCTGGTCTTTCGCTATCGACTGGTTTGTTCCAGTCGGTAACACTCTTGAGGCCCTAACTGCGAGTGCCGGCTTAGAGTTTCTAAGCGGATCCATCACTTCGTATCGTGAAACTATCAGTAACTGGTATTTTACCGGTTCTGGCATTTACACTATTCTGCATCCTGGAAATATAGAGATTGAGAAACTCCAAATGAGAAGATACCCGATCTATACGTTCCCATTCCCGCAGTTTTATGCGAAGACGACGAATCCATTCTCCTCAACGCACACCGCAAATGCTCTCGCATTGTGGCGTCAAATTCCTCCGCTGCGTTAGCGGAATGCTTGATTTTCGATGAGAGAATCCGGCTTCCTACCCGTAACCTTACGGTAGGTTTTGTACAGCAATTCCGCTGTGCATCAATTAAGGAAATGTAACATGCCTCAATTGGCAAACCTCGTCCTCACGGACAGGGCCGGCACACCGGTGAACCACACCTTTGTCCCTCGGGACATTGTGGGGAACGTCGCGACTGTCGTGGAGTCCACGGGAGTTCCCGTGGGCGACAAGCGGGTATCGCTGTCTCTTCGTGATACAGGCAACGGAAACAAGGTTGTTTCCGTTCGCATGGTCTTTCCGATCGTGAACGATCAGACGATTAACGGAGTCACGACTCCTGTCGTGGTCCGTACGTCGTATGTCGATCTCGATCTCAAGTTCAGTAATACTTCGACTGAACAAGAGCGGAAAGACGTCGTTGGTCAGCTCTACACCCTTCTGGGGTCTGGACTCTGGACCAACGATCTTTTCACGAAGCTTCAGGGCGTGTACTGAGTCTAACTGATGTCAGACTCTGTCCACAACGTGAGTCGCAACCGCGACATCGTGTATGTGACCTTTGGTCTCATGCTCATGGTGTTCGGTTTGCTCCTTACGGCTCTGATGGTGGTGTACAGTCGTACAGCACCTCCTCAAATTGTAAGGATACCTACATATGAGCAGCACTCCGATACGCGTACGGAAACCGTGCGCGAACACGAGAGTACCCGACTCGATAACAACCGAGTTCGTAAAGAAGATCAACTCCCTGAAGAGTGACGATGTAAAAGTCGATTACTTAAAAGAGAGCCTTCTTTCCAAGTTTGTGTCTTCGGACACCGACCCCGCATCTGTTCGTCGGCAACGTGCCATTAATAAGTGGCTCGCTGCTGAGGCGGATAATGCGGCAACGAATGATCGACTTGCAATTTTACCCGCGGAATACCAAATTTTACCGCGGGTGCGATTCGATGATTTCGTTGAGTGGACAAGATTGTTAATCGAGACCACGCTCGGTTGCGTCCCCCCAGTTGAAGCTCTAATTGGAGGCTTCAGCGGTGGAGCATCGACAAGCCGGAACCGGACGGACTCGCATCCTGCGAGAAAGTTCGTCGGGAAAGCAGATGCTACTGAAAACGCTTGGTCTATCTTCGAGTTAATTCTCGATGAGATGCCCGGGTGGCCCTTTGACAAGGCCGATCTTCGGATCGTGGAAGGTAACATCATGTTCACCGTTCCAAAGAAAACCGATATAGATCGTTGTGCTTGTAAAGAGCCCGATCTTAATATGTTCATGCAAAAGGGACTCGGCGGAGAAATCCGTCGGTGCCTTAAGCGTGTCGGTATTGACTTGAATGATCAATCTCGAAATCGGAATTTAGCTAAACGTGGATCGATCGATGGGTCGCTTGCGACTCTTGATCTTTCCTCTGCTAGCGATTCCGTAACTTCGTCATTGGTCTTCTTGCTATTACCGACACCTTGGTTCACGTTGCTTGACGCACTTCGGTGCGAAAACACGTGGATCGATGATGAACTCCATCGGAATGAGATGTTCTCTTCAATGGGCAATGGCTTTACTTTTGAGCTCGAAAGTTTGATCTTTTGGGCCTTGGCTAAAGCAACAGCCTATTTTAGAGGCATCCCAGGTGTCATATCCGTGTACG